CAAACATGAACGTGCTGCTCAGAAAAATTTTATGATTTATGGCTTGAATAGTGTTAAGCCGTTTGCTACACACTCGGCTTATCAAACAACGGAGCGGAAAAATGGCAGTTTACGGTTACACGCGCGTCTCGACAGAAGACCAGGTACAGAATACGAGCCTCGACGATCAAGCACGCCAGATAGAGGGGATCGCCATGACGCACGATCTGACCCTCACTCACATCTACCGCGAAGAGGGCGTGTCGGGCGGCGTGTCCCTGTTCCAGCGGCCGGAAGGATGCAAGCTGGCCTTCCTGCGCGAAGGAGATACGGTCATCATCTCGAAGCTCGACCGTATGTTCCGCGATGCCCGCGATGCCCTCAACGTAATCGGAGACTGGAAGGACGCCGGCATCAACCTCATCATCAATGGCTATGGCAACGTTATGGACCCGCATAACCCCCACGGCTTATTCATGATCGAGCTAATGGCAGTCTTCAGCGGTGAGGAGCGCCGCCGTATTAAGGAACGCACGCTTGCCGGACGCAAGGCCAAGAAGAACGCTGGCGGGCATCTCGGTGGCAATGCGCCATTTGGTTACGATGTCGTTGGCTCTGGCCGTAACTCGCGCCTGGTGCCTAACCCGGAAGAGCAGGATTGCATTACGACGATGAAGGTGGCACGCCTTAAGGGTTACAGCTTCCGTAACATCGAAGCGATTATTCAGAAGAAGCACGGTCGATATGTCAGCCACGTCACGATCCGCCGCATTCTTCAAGGAGACCACGCGTGAGCGCGCCTAAGACCAAGACCACTACGAAGGCCACGCCGACCAGAGCCGCAAAGGCCGCGAAGGAAGCCGCCAACCTGATGGCCCAAAACACGAAGGCCGAGCCGAACTTCTTTCTGGCATTTCTGAAGAAGTATCGCGACGACCCAGTGGGCTTTGTGCGGGACATTCTGCGCACGACGCCGGACCCGTGGCAGATCGAGTTTCTGAAGGCCATCAGCGCCGGACACCGCCGTATCTCCGTGCGGTCAGGCCACGGGGTCGGCAAGTCCACAGCAGCGTCCTGGGCGATGCTTCACTACTTCCTCACGCGCTATCCGGTAAAGGTGGTCGTCACAGCGCCGACATCGGCTCAGTTGTTCGACGCCATGTTCGCGGAACTGAAGCGGTGGGTGAATGAACTGCCGGACATCCTCAAGACACTTATCGAGGTGAAGAGTGATCGTATCGAACTTAAAGCTGCGCCTAGCGAAGCGTTCATCTCTGCCAGAACCTCCCGCGCCGAGACGCCTGAAGCCCTACAGGGTATCCACGCCGACAACGTTCTACTGGTGGCAGACGAGGCATCAGGTATCCCTGAGTCTGTTTTCGAAGCGGCTTCTGGTTCTATGTCTGGCCACAGCGCGACCACTCTCCTGCTTGGGAACCCGACCCGAAATACCGGCCTATTTTATGACACCCACAACCGCCTGAAGGGCGAGTGGAAGACGTTCCATGTTTCCTGCGTTGACAGTCCCCGCGTTAGTGAGGCGTTCGTCAATGAAATGAAACTGCGCTACGGCGAAGACAGCCCAGCCTACCACGTCCGCGTTCTCGGCAACTTCCCGCCGCGTGAAGAAGATACCGTCATTCCGGTCGAACTGATCGACAGCGCCATGAACCGCGAGATCAAGATCGACGAGAACGCGACCGCTGTGTGGGGCCTCGACGTTGCGCGTATGGGCAGTGACGCCAGCGCCCTTGCCAAGCGCCGCGGCCCGGTGATCGACGAAGTGCAAACCTGGAAGGGCCTCGACTTGATGCAGCTTACTGGCGCAGTCGTGGCCGAGTATGAGGCGCTGCCGCCCAGCCGCCAGCCAGTCGAGATTCTGGTTGACTCCATCGGGCTAGGCGCGGGTGTGCTTGACCGTCTGCGCGAACTGGGCCTGCCGGCGCGGGGTATCAACGTCGCAGAAAGTCCTGCGATGAAAGGCACTTACGCTAATCTCAGAGCCGAACTCTGGTTCAAGTGCAAAGCCTGGCTGGCCAATCGTGACGTGAAGATTCCGAAAGACGAACAGTTGTTCGCGGAACTCGCAGCGCCGCGATACACCTTTACGTCGTCGGGTAAGATGCAGGTCGAGAGCAAAGAGGCCATGAAGAAGCGCGGCCTTGGGTCGCCGGACAAGGCGGACGCCGTGTGCCTGTGCTTGGCTACCGACGTTGCCACCGCTATGCACGGCTATTCGATGACTGGCGCGTTTAAGGGGTCTCTGCGCCGTAACATCCGGGGTGTTGTGTAGCCCGAATAACTGTAGTAGACTATCGCATCCGCTCCTGCGTTGTCTCCTTTCCGACGCAGTTGAGCCGTAAGGCGGGGCCTCGCTCACCCAGCTTTACGACCGAACGGGGGTCGGTGCTTTCTCCACGCCGGCCCCCGTTCCCAAACCCGTATTTCCAAATAGAATAAAACAGTGTATAACCCCAGTCCAAGTGGGCTGAGGGGCTTGCATGGACGATCAGTGCCCGAAGAAGCTGCGTAAGTTTCGTGCAAACTTGTGGGTGCGGTACCGCATTCGTTTTGAGCGATTCATGGAAATACTAGAGTCGCAAGACCATAAGTGCGCCATATGCAGCCGAGACCTTAAAATCGGTTCACCTGATAAACGCAATCCCGCCAAGCCCGTTGTAGATCATTGCCACGATAGTCTCAACGTACGTGGCATCTTGTGCCATGACTGTAACTTGCTTATTGGTTTCGCCAAGAACGACACCGATGTGTTACATCGCGCAATAGTTTACCTTGCCCAGCGATCCGTGCTATAGCTCCCCAATCGTATCGGAGTTTCTTTATGAAAAAGCCTTCCAAGATGGACAAGAAAGTCGGCAAAGTCATGGGCGAGTTCAAAGCCGGTACTCTGCATAGCGGCAAGGGCGGCCCTGTTGTTAAGAGCCGCAAGCAGGCTGTAGCCATCGCCATGTCGGAAGGCCGCAAGGCCGCGAAGAAGAAGTAGTGCTATGAAGAACAAGCCTGTTTGGGAAAAGAAGAACCCAGCGAAGAAGTCAACGCCGCTTACCGCCAAGCAGAAGGCGTCGGCGAAGGCTATGGCCAAGTCGGCCGGGCGCCCGTACCCGAACCTAGTCGATAATATGCGGGCGGCGAAGAAGAAGTGAAGAAGGATAGTCGCCTTACTCGCGCTGGCGTCTCCGGCTATAACAAGCCGAAGAAGACGCCGAGCCACCCGACGAAGAGCCATGTCGTCGTGGCCAAAGAAGGCGACCAGGTTAAGACGATCCGCTTCGGCCAGCAGGGCGTGAGCGGGTCTCCCGACGGATCGAAGCGCAACGCCGCATTCAAGGCGCGTCACGCACAAAACATTGCCAAAGGCAAGATGTCAGCGGCTTACTGGGCCAACAAAGTTAAGTGGTAAGGAACAGCCGCATGGCATACCGTAAAAACTCCAAGCCGACAGAAAATGAAATGATGCTGGATAGCGGCGTGAGTATTTCTGTCGAAACAGAAGACGGCATGGAAGTTGAGATCGAGGCGCCGGAAGAAGAAACGGCCGTAACAGAAGACGAACTTCACGGTATTGTTTCCGGCGAGATCGATGACGCCCAGTCATATATTGACGACGTTATTAGCCCCGAGCGGGCCATGGCCGGTCAATACTATAAGGGCGAACCGTTCGGTAACGAAGAAGAAGGCCGCAGCCAGGTCGTCTCGATGGACGTGCGCGACACCGTGCAGGCCATCATGCCGTCGATCATGCGCGTATTCTTTGGTTCGAGCAACGTTGTCGAGTTCGCGCCGAATGGCCCGGAAGATATTCAGAACGCCGAGCAGGCGACGGATTACGTCAACTACTGCCTGACCCGCGATAACAACCTGTTCATGGTTTGCTACGAGACGTTCAAGGACGCGCTCGTCCGCAAGAACGGTATCGCTAAGGTCTGGTGGAACGAAGACGAAGACGTGCAGACCTACAACTTCGAAGGTCTGAGCCAAGAAGCCTACACCGTTCTCGCGGCCGATCCCGATGTCGAGATCGTCGAAGTCGAGATGGAAACCGGCGAGATGGCCATGATGGGGCCGGATGGCGTCGAGATCATGGCGCCGAAGCCGACCGAGTATTCCTGCACGATCCGTCGCAAGACCAAGAAGGGCCGGCTTTGCGTTGCCGCCGTGCCGCCTGAAGAGTTCCTTATCGACCGCCGCGCCCGTAACATCGAAGACGCGGAGTTTGTCGCGCATCGCCGTTATGTGACCGTATCCGATCTTGTGAAGATGGGGTACGAGATGGACGAGATCGAGAACCTTGGCTACGAAACACAGGACGACTTCGAAGGCAACCAGGAGACCTTCGACCGGAATCCGAACGCAACGATTCTTGGCGCGGGTCGCACGGACGTTGCAAGCCGCAAAGTCCTCTATATCGAAGCGTATGTCCGAGTAGACATGGACGGCGACGGCATTGCCGAACTGCGCCGCGTCTGCGTCGGCGGGACCGCTTACAAAATCCTGCACAACGAACGCTGCGACCTGATCCCGTTCGTGTCGTTCTGTCCGGACCCTGAGCCGCACACCTTCTTCGGCCTGTCGATTGCCGATGTCGTCATGGACATCCAGCTTATCAAGTCGAACATCCTGCGCAATATGCTCGACAGCCTGGCGCAGTCGATCCACCCGCGCACAGCCGTCGTTGAGGGTCAGGTTAACCTCGAAGACGTGATGAACACCGAAGTCGGTGGTATCATCCGTATGCGCGCACCGGGCATGGTGCAGCCGTTCAACCAGCCGTTCGTCGGCCAGGCCGCGTTCCCTATGCTAGCCTACATGGACGAACTGCGCGAGAACCGTACTGGCATCAGCAAGGCCGCGGCTGGTCTGGACGCGAACGCGCTTCAGTCCTCGACCCGCGCCGCCGTCGCCGCGACGATCACCGCCGCGCAGCAGCACATCGAACTGATCTGCCGTATCTTCGCTGAGACCGGCATGAAGGTGCTGTTCGACAAGGCGCTGAAGCTCATCACCATGTATCAGGATGCACCGCGCATGGTGCGTCTGCGCAACCAGTTCGTGCCGATTGACCCGCGCGTCTGGAACGCAAACATGGACGTTGTGGTCAACGTGGCGTTGGGTTCGGGCACGACCGAAGAGAAGATGAACTTCCTCGGCCAGATTGCGGCCAAGCAGGAAATGCTGATTCAGCAGGGCGGTGTCGAGAACAACCCGATGGTTGACCTGTCGCAATATCGCAACACCTTGGCTCAGATGCTGGCGATGGCCGGCTTCAAGGACGCTGGTCAGTTCTTCAAGGACCCGGCTAACCAGCCGCCCCCGCCGCCTCCGGCTCCGCCCCCGCCGTCGCCTGAGCAGATTTTGGCACAGGTCCAGGTGCAGGCCATTCAGGCCGACATCCAGAAGAAGGCCGCGGAACTCGAACTTCAGCGCGAAGAAATGATGCGCAAGGACGACCGCGAGCGCGATAAGCTCGACGCCGACGTGATGCTCAAGGCCGCAGAGATCGAAGCCAAGTACGGCGCACAGGTCAACACGGCCCAGATCGAAGCGATGGTGCAGCGTGACCGCGAAGTATCACGCCAGCAGGCCGAGACGCAGCGCGCCGTCGCCACCGCCGCGGTCCAAGCCGCACAGGCGGCACAGGCCGCTCAGCCGGCCCCAGCACCCGAACAGCCCATGATGCCGCCTGAAGGGATGATGTAATGCCAGAAGACTACGGCCTCCTCCCCGAAGAAGCTGGTCTGCTCCAGGCGCTGCTGGCTGGCGAGCAGGGTCTTCCCACTATGCAGCCGGTGGCTGCCGTCCCCGCCGAGGGCGAACAGTCCCTGCCGACCGCCCAGCCGGTGCAGGCGGTCCCCGCCGATGGTATCGACTACGTTGACCTTAGCAAGATCAACCTCGCCGGCCTAAACCCGCTGGCCGACGTTGGCCCGGCTTACGATCCGAACATGGTTTACCGGTTCGACACCGGCAACAAGATCGGCGTTCCGAACGCCCAAGGCGGTGTTGACTATCAGAACGCAGCGCCGGTCGTGTTCCAGCCGGGGCAGCAGTACGTATTGACGGACGGGTCAGGCAAGAACGTCATCGCCCGTGCCAGCACTCCGGAAGAGATGCAGAAACTGGTCGATCTGTCGGGCAGCAACAAAGACTGGAACCTGTACCGAGCCGACGAACAGGGCAATTACACTCCGGGTTCGCAGCTTTTTAACCGCTCCAACGCGGGCAGCTTTGGCAGCATGCTCCTGCCGATGCTGGGCATTGCCGGCGCGGGTTTCGGCCTTAGCGCGCTGGGCTTGGGTGCTGGCGCTGGCGCTGGTGCCGGTGCGGGCACAGCCGCAGGCGCTGGAACCGCAGCCGGCACGGCCGCAGGAACCGCGGCGGGCACCACCGCTGCTCTCGGCGGGACTGCTGCTGCGGCTCCAACCCTAGCGGCCGCGGCCCCGGCCTTTGGTGGCATCACCGTCGTCGGCGCCCCAACCGCGGGTATTGGCGCGGCACTCGCCCCCACACTCGCCGCTACCGGGACCCTCGGCGCAGCACTCGCCGCCGCGCAGCCAAGCCCCGTTAACTACGGCGATCAGGTCTACGACCAGCCGACGCAGGACATTGTCGTAGAAGGCGCCAAGCCGATCTCGCCAGTTACGCCGGCCCCGCCGCTGACTATCGACGAGATTATGACGCTCCCCGCCGCCACCACTCTGGCGCCGAACACGTCGAATATCACCGAGCCTTCGACGCTCAAGCCGGGCGAGAGCAGTCTGCTCAACGACATCATGAAGTACTATTCGCTTGGCAGCGGCGTGCTGGACGCGCTTGGCGTTGGCCAGGGCGGCGGTACGACTACGGCAACGCCGTACACCTCGACCCTCGGCGTCCTGCCGACGTTTGGTCGCGGCACGTTCACGCCGTATCAGGGCGACTACGAGCAGTACGGCTTCGGTCCTGAATTTAATTTCTTCGGCGGTGCGCAGACTAATGGATAAGCAAAAAGTAATTGACCGCGGCCACCACGCCAAGCGTCTACTAGAAGATGAGTTGCTCGCCGACTGTTTCGCTCGTATTGAGAAAGACATATTCGACGAATGGAAAGATACTTCAGTGCATAATTACGATGAGCGCACTGATCTGTTTCTTACGCTCAAATGTCTTGAGCGTTTGAAAGCTCGACTTCGGGCAATCCTCGATGACGGTAACATTGCATCGAGGAGTTAACATCGCAGCCAAAAGGTGATATATGGCCACTGAGGACGGCAACCCCGATACCGGGATCGGACTTCACGAAGCAACTCTTGCCATCAGTAAACTTCTCGGCCCTGAAGAGGACAACCAAGAGACTGAGGCGCTAGACCCGGAAACGGGTGATGAGACGGAAGTAGAAGAGTACGAAGAAGTCGAAGCCGACGGGCAGACTGAAGACGAACTCGAAACTGAAGACTCAGAACTGCAAGACGAAGATAGCAACGAAGAAGCTACGCAGGAACTTTCGGAAGACCTGACCATCAAGGTTAAAGTTGATGGTGAGGAAGTGGAAGTCACCCTGGCCGAACTTCGGAACGGTTATTCGAGGACGGCAGATTACACGCGGAAAGCAACCGCCTTGGCCAACGAGCGTAAGACGCTTCAGGCCGAAGTGGAATCGATCCGCAACGAACGCGCTCAATACGAGCAGCTTCTGCCCGCGCTGCGTATGCAGCTTGAGCAGGCCGCTGCTGCGGAGCCTGATTGGGACAATCTCTATGAAGAGGACCCCATTGAGGCAGCGCGGTTGGAACGTCATTGGCGCAAGTCCCGCGAGGAACAAACGCAGAAGCTCAAGGCCATCGAGGCCGAGCAGCAGCGTCTCCAGCAGGAAAACGCCAAGGAACAGCAGCGTGCTATGGCAGCGTTTATCGAGGCCGAACGTGCTAAGTTGCCTGAAGTGATCCCTGAGTGGAAGAACCAGGAAACTCTAGTTCGGGAAGTCAACGATCTTCGCAACTGGGCTGTGTCGCAAGGCTTGTCGGAACAGGAAGTCAATTCCCTCCAGCAAGCATCACACATCGCCATTCTGCGTAAAGCCATGCTGTTTGATAAGGGTTCGAAGACTGTGGCCGAATCAAAGGCGCCCACAACTAAGAAAGTGGCGCGTATTGTGAAGCCCGGCTCTAAGGGTACTCAAGTCTCGACGGGTTCAACCGAAGTAAAGAGAGCGTCACAGCGCCTTGCGCGTTCTGGCCGTATTTCAGATGCGGCTGCGCTTTTGGA